CACCCACATAAACCAATACAAAATCATGTTCGTCAATATATCTCTTTACGGTTTCTGCCTTGCCACAAATAACTGGTATTTCCATCCAATAAAGTCTGCCTTCTTCATATGGTGTTACTTCAGGTGATTCTCTCTTTAGTTTTGGTTCTGCATATAAATTGGTACAACATAATATAAAAAATAGTCCACATATTATTTTAATTAGTTTTCCCATCTGCTTTAAATTTCTTATGAAACTCCTCTATAGCTGGTTTTAATAGGGGTAAGTAATCTTTTTTGTTTTTAATGAATGTTTGAGTTGCGCCTTCTTCGGTTACTATTAATATAACTATCTGGTCAATTGGTTGTCCATATTGTTCTTCATACATTTCACAATAAGCAGCCGTTTGTATAAAATAATTCTCTACCCACTCTTCCTTTTTATCCTTTGTTGAGGTTTTAAAATCTATTACTGATAGTTTACCTTTAAACTCAGCAATACAATCTACTCTACCTGCAACGCCCCATTTATTGCTATACAAATTTTCCTCTTGCATAACAATATTATTTATATGATCCAATTCGGTTTTAAGTATAGTAAACAGCGCTGTAGGCAATACTGCTTGTTTTGATAGTTCTTTATTGTTTAAATAGTCTTCTGTTAATGTGTGTACGGCTGTGCCTCGCTTAGCTGCACTTCTCATTATATTCTTTGCTACTTGTTCGCCTACTGACTCACGCCATTTGGTTATACCTTCATTGTTCCTATCCGATAGCACAGTTGTAATTGAAGGATATTTTTTACCATCAGGTAAAACATAAAATCTTTTACCATTAATTGTTTCAGTAAATAATTGTGATGGTTTTGTGGGTAATGGAATATGAGTAAAATTCTTTACTTCATAATTGTTTTTAAAATATTCGTTCAGTTTATTCATAGTATAATTATATCATATATTTAACCAAAGTCAAGCTTTAAATGTTTTTTCGGGAGTACATATCAGTTAATTCATCTTTAGTAAATTCACCAAGCGTTCAGCTGGGATTATACTCCACATATTGAGTACTGCCTTTATCGTTCCTAAATGCTCTCAATGTTTGTTTTCTATTATTTGTTGGACTTTTATATGAGCAATGAATCCAACCAGAGTTTGGTTCTTCTATATTATGGTATTCCAAAATTAATTGGTCAAAATCTAAATTTTCTACAATCCATTTTCCTAATTCAGCATTAGGAATGCCAAATATTTCAAAATCAGCAGCCTGGCCTTTAGCGTGCTGTGAATTTACTGATGAGCCAATTGCAACACATAAATTAGGACTTCTAAAGCCACTTGAAACGGTTACAGGTTTAGCATAGTGATCTCTAACAGGTTGCAATATATTTTCACATAAATTCTGCAATCCTGTAATCTGATCTTCATTAGGATTATTATTAATTCCTTTACGCTCAGCAGTTTGACTAGTCGTTAATTCTTTAAGACTAAAATTCTTGCTTAATTTCATTTGATATCCTTTGTGTGATTATTTTCCACGAGTGATGGCAATGATTTTTTTCAATTGAGATTCAATAACCTCTGCCCTATTTGGCCAATGAATATAGGCCTCGGGTGCTTTTGCTAATTTGAGTAAAAGAGGTATGATAAGTTTTTCTAATTTTTTATAATTGTCTTTGTATTCTTTGCCAAGATTATCTTTTCTTAAATCGTATTCATCATCCATTTGTTTCTTAGCAATCTCTAATTCTGTTTCGTTCTTAGCAACAACTGTTTCTTTAGTTTCATTTGTTGCTCTCAATAACTTATCTAATTTTGATTCTAGTCTGTTAATAATTTCGCTTGACACCGCCTTACCCACATTATCAGCTGTTGTCTTAACAACTTCTTTTGTGGCTTCTGACTCTGCCTTGCTTTCTGTCGCTGGTTTACTCTTAACCGAGGTAAAACCCCAATCACCATCAGCGTCAAATCCGTCTAAAAAATCAAAATCTGCCATACCTGTATTTATACTTTCTTCCCTTGTCGTTTCTTTCTATGTTTATGTATTACACTATCAATTTGTGTATCTTTTACTGACTTTTTACCGTATTGTTGTGCTAAATTACTTGCTGGATGTGCTTCAGAAATTTTTGATAATACATCTTTCCAACCACTATCAATTTTACTATCTACATTACCTACACTTGACACTATATTTAATTTTCTAGGTATAAGCAATTTGATATGTTTATTTTTAGTAAATTCTTCCATTTCAGAAATAGTCATTAACTCTTCCCATTCTTTATCAGTTTTTGTATTGAAAAATCTATATGTTGGCATTTTTTATATTATAAAAAGCATATTTAACTGTTAATTCTTCCATCATTAGTGTATTGTTTTTCTAAAATAATTCATCTTATTATACATTTTACATAATTTAGAAAATACGCCATACCAATAATCTTTAAACCAATCATCTGTAGCATTTTTACAAGCACTTTCAGCGTTCTTGATTCTTCTCATTTTTAATTGTTCAGTTATCATGTTTACCTCCAAACTCCTGTGTACCAATTATAACCCCATTGTATTATAAGAAATACTGCTATACAAATTAAAACAAATAAAATTGCATTAATTATATATTTCATTCTTCCAACTTTCTTATTTCATTAATAACTCTAATAACTCTTTTATCATAATCTGTTGTAGTAGAAAATTTATCTAAAGTTTTAATTAATTTAATTGGATCATTAGTTTTTAATCTTAACTTTCTAAAATCTTCATAAGCAGGGTGTTCATTTAATAATCTAATATATTCTTTTACACTATCACATTTACTAGCAAATACTCTAATTCCCCAACCAGGCCATTTATTTATACCTTGTGGAAATAAGTGTGGTACTTTTTTATCCCAAGTTTTAATGCCGAATAAATTATTTGCTTCTTTGGCAAATCTACTTGTTCCCCAACCTGATTCTAAAGCAGCCTGACCTAAAATCATTTCATATGGTACTCTTAAATATTTAAGTGTTGTAAGGTTTATATAATCAATACATTTATGCGTTGCTCTTACAAATTGAGTATCATTAATGTATGTAAATTCAGGTTCTTGGAAATCCATTTCTTCAATTTTATCTACATAATACTTATCCAATTCACTCATTTTATTTACATAGAATTTGTCTAATTTATTATTAACTTTAGATACTGCTGATGGATTAGGATAAAATGTACCCCAACCAAAAGCAACTCCTAAAATTATACATAAACTAAAAAAGATTTTAGTACAAAACCAAGCCTTATCTAACCATCTTTGCCATTTAATTTTACTATTCTCTCTAGGCAATTGATCCCTGCTTCAAAACTTTTTTAATATCTTTTAGTGTTTTCTTTTTATCCATAGTGATAACATACCACTTAAATCTTACTTGGTGTTCATTAGAAGGACCAACCCAATCAATATCGTATTCTCTTTGAAAAGTTAATAATCCTTTTAAATACAATTTTACAATATCATCTAAATTTTTTTCATATGAATCTTTAGATATTGTAGGTGTCTTAAATTGACCTTTTCCTTGTATTAATAATTTTAGTAATTTTTTTTCTTTAGTACTCAATTTCATAATGTATTTATCTCCCAATTAAATCTTTTAATGCGTTAGGCAATTCTTTTTTCTTTTTAGGTTTACTACCTATATAATAGGCAATACCCATACCAACTACTGATATGGTTATACCTATTACGAATAATAAAAGTCCGTGTTCTAAATCCATTAAGCAGTTACCTCTATTGTTTCAGATTTAATTTTATTACCAAAACTAGCATTTATAGAGGACTCAATTAACTGACCATTATCAATAGTGGTCTCACCGCCTTGGTCCCAAGGTATGATATGATCTGCCTGCCATTTTGTATGGTCATATATTTCAGTTAAAGGTATTTCTTTACCTGAAGCAGGTGATTTACCATCTTGTTTTTTCCACAACAAGTATTTTTGTATGTTAGTGAAAAATCTGTCTTTAGGATTACCTTGTTGAACAAGGTAACCTTTCTCAATCGCAAAGTGTTCAATTACTTTTTTAATTTCGTCTTGTCTGAATTGACCAAAATGTTTCAAAGGTTTTCTAATTGTATCATTAAAAGTAAATAATGATTCCTCACCTTCAATTGTCATTGGTTCTGTATCTGCCTGTAATGTTGAATATGAGTCTAACCATAACTTGTAAAAGTCTTTATGATTATCTACTTTAATATTATCTAACTTGTAATTCCATAGTAAGATAAAATAATCAAATACAGCGTTAGGTGATAACTTATTTGTACCAACTGAAATGTCTGTAAAGAAATTGTGTAATACACTTTTAAAATTACTTTCATTTTTTGTAAATAATCTTAACTTCTCAATGTGACCTGTATTTGAATCAAAATACATTCTATCATATTTACCTTTATCACATTCACCGAAATGAGCAAATGACATCATTTTTACGATAAATTCATCGCCATCCATTTCTCTCATATCACCATCTGTAATAAAATTATTTAAAGACTTGTAATATTTTTTTCTTGTTGCCCTTACCCAATCAGCAGTAGGACACAAATATGATTGTCTGAATTGTTGATGGTTTAAAGTTTTACCTCTATTAACATCTCTAAACAATTCTGAACATTGTTTTATTGTAACATTTGAATATACAATTAAATTAACTCTAGCATAATCAAATATTTCTTTTAATACTGAACCCATTGTAGAATAAGTATCATAATCTTTTTTTACTTCTACTAATAATCTATCGGTAGGGTATTCTCTTTGATACATTTTAAAACTATCTTCTCTAAAATCTTTTAGAGCAATTGATCTGTTATTACCATCAATTGAAAGATAAATGTATCCTTCTTCATCATATTTTTTAAATATCTCATATGACTCAGGATCAGCACCTTCGTTATATTTAAGTGCCTTTTTAATATCAACTAAGTGTATTGGATTTGTAGCAGTACCTACAAGTGTAGAATGGATATAATCTTTTTTGTTATCGTCATTCCAAGATGATACTAAATCTGTACCTCTTTGAAAAGATTCCGATAATTTAATTTTTTTATCAAGTTTCAAATCAATAAATTCTTTTACTGTTAATGATTTCATTATACTATTTAATTTCATAATCAAGTCCTTTTTGTTATTTGTTTGTTCTCTTTATTATTTTAAGTACAATGGACCAGTCCATTGAATTGAGTAATTACCATAAAGTACATTTCCTCTAGCGGAATTCATAGCAGGTGCTTTCCAACTAGCAGGTTTTAATATATCTCCAGTTTTAAATTTACCATTGTCTGATTTAACAATAAATGCTTTAACAGAACCGTCATTAGTTACCTTAATATACTTCTGACCGTTCGTAATTTTAAATGAATTTTTATATTCATTATACATCTTATCTCTAACTTCATCAATCTTATTATGTCTATTAAAACCACCATAGTCTTCAACCATAGCGTCTATCATATACTTAATACCTTCATCAATGTTTTTAGCAGTTTTATTTACTTGTTTCATAATGTTATCCCTTATCTATATTTTTTCAATGTTCCATCAGCATACCAAATTGTTTTAATAGGCGTAATGTGTGGTAATATACTTTTAGGTGTATGTTCTGGTCCTCTAATTGCATAATCCCAATGATTTAAAAATTTATCTGCACATACAAACTTTTTAAATGCGTTTTGAGCACTTTTCAAAGTATTATACGGTCCGTGATAATCAGAAACAGATTCTAATCCGTCAATTCCCATATGTAATTCTGACACATAAAAATGTTTCTTTTCTAAAAAGTAGTTTTTCTCTTTTGTCATAATGTTTCCTTTCATAATATACTGCTATATTATACTAATTAAACAAGGAAATCAAGCACTTTCTGGTATAAAAAACCCTTATTTTATGCGATTTTTTGAATTATTCCACATAAAAAAACCCTTATAAATCAACACTTTAAAGGCGTCTAAAAGCGTTGAAATATAAGGGTTTTTATTAAAATTTATACTGGAAAAGAAGGTTTATTTTCTTTTTTCATAAAATTATCGTCCCAATCAAATGCTTCTTTTACAAGATTTGCTGTGAAACCTTTATACTCATTATTAACTTTTTTATTAACAACGGTAATCAAAAACTTTGATTCTTCAGCTGAAAGACCTTCTAACATTTGAATAAAAAGCGTTTCTCTCTTATTTCTAGTTAAAGAATTATCTCCACCTTTTGTGAAAAGATATAATCTTTTTGCTTCTTGACTCAATACAGTATGTTCAGTTCCTATTGGAGCGTCATTTACTGTATATGGAACATCACCTTCTGGTAATTCCCATACTATGTTAGGATCAAACGCACCTTTTAAAACCTGTCTTAAAGCAACTGAATCATTGTCCTGTAATACTTTTAATTTTCTAGGTTTATCTTTTGCGTTGTTTACTTTAGTAGCAATTTCGCTAAATAAAAGTGGGACTGATCTGCCTGCGTCTGCCAACGCTTGCATTCCTCTTTTAGTTGCTAATGCTGGATGTGATTGTGTTGTATTTGCCACACTAGGATTTGCAATTGTCCCATCGGCATTTCTTCTAATTATAACCATTATTTTTCTCCTTAACAGTTCTTTTGAGGTTTAAAATTCATCTATAACCTCAATTAAAGTTTTAAGTTTTTTTGTTATAAAGTAGTTCAGTATTTTATCTCTGGTTGCTACTTCAATATTTTCAAACTCACGATTTATCTTGTCTTCTAATTCTTTTGGAACACAATTTAAATCAATTAATTGTCTATTTCTTTCGTAGTTTTTTTGCTGTTCTTCGGTAAAGGTAGGTACTACTTCATTAACCCACGACTCTACTTTCTTTTTACTTAAAGGTGTTTGTCTTCTACCTTCAATAAAAACATTGTCGTCTGATAGAACATTTGGTATACCATCGCTTCTATCACCTCTTAAAATATGCTCTCTAATATATAGACTTGGGTTTTCGTCTTTGCCTACAAATTTATTAAGCACAGGATTGTATTGTCTTATTCTTTCATTATGTAATTGTATAAAGTCTTTATCACCACTCAATATTAATATCTTCTCTTTTATTCGTCTGCATAGAACAGCAATAATATCATCTGCTTCTGCTGTTTCTAATTCTATAACCTTGTAAGGTAAAAATGTTTTAATTTCATCTTTAACTCTAGCAAGTATATCAAATATAAGTTCCCAATTATGTTCTGACTTTTCTCTATTTGCTTTTCTACCTGCTTTATAATTAGGAAATGCTTGTCTTCGCCACACCTTACCACTATCACAAGCGATTACCATTTCACCATAATCTTTTCTAAACTTTTTATTATGGGCTCTCAAGCTATTTAGTACCATATGTCTAACTAAATTTTCACTTAATTCAACAGCATTTCTACCATTGATTTGCACCATTAAATTAGAAATCATTATTTGGTTTACATCAACTATAATCATAATATATTATAACATTTCCCTATTTGGTTGTCAAGGGATCCTCTGGTGGTTTCACTTCTTTTTGTTTTCTACTAACAAATACTCTACCATAATTCAAATCGGTAACTTGTTTACCATTAGGTAATGTATGTATTTTAGCAAGAGAATCTGTAATGGTCTGCATTGGATGATTTTTACCAAAATCTCTTTTAAGAGCACTTTTAGTTGCTTCAATAATAATAGCTAAATCTCTTAAAAAAGTTTCCTTTTTCATATTAACACCATTTTCTTGTAGCGTATGAATTAAATTTAATGTAAGACTTTCAACTATCTGTTCTATAAAGATATTTTCTTTTATCTCTTGAGCTTTTTCTTTAGTTTGTTTCGTTGCTAAATCTGTTTTAGGCTTTCTTATTTTATGAATAGGAAATTTTACAAGGTCGCCCACGGAGTATATCCCTTCTCAGCCGCCTGCTCATCATCTTTACCAATTAATTGATTTACTTCTGGTACATAATGTTTAAGTAATCTTTCAATACCTTCATGTAAAGTTTTTTTACTTATAGCACAACCAGAACAAGCACCAGCCATTTCCAATTTAACTATACCTTTATCGTATGATAAAAAATTAATCATACCACCATGTACTGCTACATTATCTTTGACATTTTTTTCTAATACTGATTTAATGTCCTTTATTATTTCTTCTTTGCTTCTGTATTTTCCTATTTCCATATATAAAATCTTTTAATGTATCAGATAAATTTTCCACTTTAATAATTATACCAACTTGCCAAGGTTTAGCAATTATTCCTATTTTCTTTTTCTTTTCTCTAATTCTCGGTGTATCCATTTTACTGCTTGATAAGATGTAGGTGCTCTGTCTATCATTGATCTTATTCTTTTATGTACTATCGGATTTACATCCTCAGCTGATTTATTATTATCAACTACAAGGAAATTTCCTCCACCAAAAATTCTTTGTAATCTACCCATATTTTTTTGTATTTGTCTATGACTATCAATTATTATTGCGTCTGGTAGTCTTCTAGGTCTATTTCTATTTCTTTCCAACGCTACATCTATACTAGTATTCACAAATACCATATGTATATCATATCCTAAACTTCTTAAATTCTTTGCTTCCATTTGTATCTTTTCAACATCCCTTGCTGTACTATCTATAATTAATCCTAAACGACCTTCAAGAGCACTTTTTAATTGCATACCTGCAACTTGTTTTGATTTTGACCTAATTTTATCCCTTCTTTCAATTTCTTTATCAGTATAAGTAGCAAAGTTTAAGGACATCTTTTCTTTTTTCAACATATGACTAAAAGAACTATCACTATTAATTACTTTTAAACCCATACCTGATAATGCTCTTTCTGAAACCCAAGATTTACCTGACCCAGGACCTCCTCCTAAAAAGAATGCTTTGAATATAGAAGGATCATAGACACCTTCAGTTATGTATTGTTGAAATTTTCTCATACTACTATTTATGTGTTATAAGATTGGTTGGTTTTTCTATTGGCATACCACATCTATCAAACCATCTATTATCTGCTGTCTTATGTACAAATGATAGAGTACCGTCTTTTAGTTTAATTGATTTCTTCTCAATTTTACCAGTGTATGTACTACCGTTTTTTTGTACAAGATTCAATCTCTTATGAAGGTTTTGATATATTCTATCATAAGCAACAAACTCGGTTTCGCTTGTATAGTGTTTATTAGTTTCTGGAATGATAGGTTTTTCTTTAATCAATTTTTTCGCCTTTAAAATTGACTTTACCTTTTTCTATAAAATGTTCTATTAATTGATTATAACCACCTATTAGTTTTTCATCTATTTGTATTTGTGGCATAGTTCTAACTTGTTTACCTACTGCCTTATACAATTCTTCTGGTGAGTGGAAATCTTTACCAAACATCTTTTCTTCATAAGTCAAACCAAGACTCTTAACCATTGCCTTGGCTTTATCACAATATATACAATTTCGTTTACTATAAATTGTTATCGTCATATTGACTTAATCAACTTTTTCAATAGTCACTATACCATCTGGTTTAGATATTATTACTTTATCTATAGCGTCAGCAGCCAGTTTATCTATATCAACAGTAGCATCAGCGTGTTTAGCAATATACTCAGCAAGTTTATTTGCGTTTCCAACACCCATTTTCAAACCAATATAAACCCTATATTCGCCATCTGGTGTTTCATAAACAGACTTTTCCCATTGCTCATAACCTTGGATCATTGTTTCTTTAACTACATTAACAATTGTTTCCTCAATTTTTGAAGCAACTTGTTTGTTACCTTCATTACCTACTTCGGTAATATACAAGTCAGTTCTCTTATTCATCTGACCGTGTAATTTGTCAGCAAGTTCTGCCTTTGCAATCATCATTGCTTTTTCTATTGCCAATTGTAAAT